CCGTGGTATGCAGTCTGATCCAACGCATTCAGCCCGCCCAGCGCAATCTCCCGTTGCTGCTCGCGTGATAGCGTTGCCGGGTCAACACCCGTTTCCGCCTCGTACCGCTTGAACGCATCGCGCACCGTGGCAATGTCGTTGTTGATCGCCTCGCGCTTGGCGGCGCGGTCTTGTTCGCTCTCCGTCGGATCGGCGCGTACCTTGTCGCCGAACACCTCGCGGCGCACCAGGTCATATAGCTCGTTCGCACCCGGACGCCCGTAGGAATCCACGTCGGTGAACGAGCCGCGCCAGCCGTCGTCGGCAAGCGACTCAGCCATTGCCTCAGCCGTGCGCCCGTTGGCGTTGAAGAAACCCGGCGGCAGGGATTGCAGTGAACGCAGGTCATCCGCGCCCACCGAATCAGGACGAATCCCACCCGCCGCAAGAATCGCCGCAATCACCCCGCCCGCGTTGCCATGAATCTCGTCATCGCTGAACGACTTGCCACTGATCGCCGCGTCAATCAGCGGATCAATGTCCGTGTCCACGTCACGCGGTGCCACACCCGGATTGCCGCGGCGCTTGCCGCCGATGTTGATCCGGAAGCGGTCGAACAGCGTCTTGGCGTCAACGCCAACCCGCGCGCCCATCGTCCGGTAGAACGCCTGCATGGTCGCCGCCACCCGGCCCGCACCTTCCGGCCCGTAGTGCGGCAGCAGGTCGCCGTAAACAGAATCGTAGACCTCGCCCTCCGGCCCCGACCTGCGCTCGCTGTCCTCAGCCGCCTCGGCGTAGTACCGCGCCAAGTCCTCTTGAATCTGCTCGGGCGTGATCGCCTGCAAGTCCTTGTTGCTCAGTGCGCCCGGTGCCAGCTTGGCAACGCCAGCAAGCTCCTCGGCCCGCGGCAGGCGCGCCACCCGCGACACCCAACGATCCAGCGGGACGGCAATCTCGCCCGTGACCTGCGCATCCAGCACCGCCTGCTGGTCATCCGTCAACGCCTCGAACGCGGCGCGCTGTTCTGCCGGGTCTTGGTACAGCGCAGCGACTTCGGAGACGGGCACGTACACGTTGCCATCGGTTCCGGCCATGTGTTCGCGTGCGAACGCGGCAGCTTCGGACGGATCGACTTCAGTCAGCTTTGCGGCAGCAGCGGCACGGGTCAGGGCGATCAGGTTGTTGACATCGACGGCGCTTCGGATGATGTTTCCAAGCATGTCGCGCTGCTGATCGCCCCTGGCCATCGCAAGCCGATGGACGCCAGCACCAAGCGCCCGCGTTGACCCGATGGCTGTGCCAGTAAAGAACCCGGTCAGGCCAGCGTTGTTGGCGCTGCTCATCGCTTGAGCGAAGGTGCGCGTCCGACCTCGCGCGGCGTCCTCTGCCGCGTCCTGCATGATCTGCGTGCCAAACTCTTGCGTGTACTCCGTCACCGGGCCGCGCAGTAGCGCGCGCTGCCACGACCGCTGCATCAGCGACTCAAGTCCGAACCGCTCACCGATCACCTCGGCTGAACCGGTCAGGCCACCAGCCGCATACGCCTTGTACCAAGGCACGCCATCCGCCCGCAGTTCGCTGGCGGTCATCGCGCCGGTCGGGATGCCCATCGCCAGCGCGCCAAGCCCAGGATTGCGCGTGGCAAGTGCCGTCAACATCAATGGCGAGGATGCCGTTGATTGCGCGAACAAGCTGCCCGTCGCCTGCTCCAATGCGGACGCGGGGTCGTGCAGCCAATCGCCGCGAGTAGGTAGTCCGCCGACGCTACTCAGCTCACGCGATGATTCATCGCGCCCGAATTTCGAGATGCGCCCCAATTCCGAGGCCGCATCGCCGATCCGAAGCGGGTCAGCCGCCGCACGCAGCGTGGATGCATTCGTTGCGTTTCCAGTGGACTGTGACGCATCGGCAAGCGCGTTGAAAAAGATATTGACAGGATCGAACCGATGCACATTATCTGCGACGGCCTCGGCGCTCGATGAAAGTGCGTCAAGTGTCGTGGCGCTCGCGGCCCTTGCCGCCGCTGGCGCAGCACGCTGAACCCCCCTGAACGGCGCGGATATGAACCGCGCCGCCGCAATCCCGTTCCCACCCGTCGCCTGATTCAGCAGCAGGCCACCCGTGGCATTGAGTAGCCGCTTGATCGTCGCGCCAAGAGTGTTGGTTGCCTCGATGTCATCACCCACCAGCGCATTGCGCCGGGGGTCAGACAGATAGCGCGCCGTGTCAGGATCGGTCACCGCGTCCAAGCGCCGACGCCGATCCTCAGCCGCAAACCGTGCAGGATCGGACGCCACCACGTCAGCAGGCCAGCCGTTGCGGTTGGCGAGCGCGGCATTGCCCTGCACGTCGCCCATCGTGGACGCGGCGACGGCGGCTTGGCGGGGGGTTCTGAACATGCCGCCTTCACGCGAGGCAATATCCCGCGCGACAAGCGGCGCATAGATGGCATCCAGCCGTGCGTCTTCATCCTCTTGACGCTGATCGGCATCGGACTGGTGCGCGATGATCGGCATTACTGCTGCACCCCATCGCGCTGCCCGCTGGCGTAGATGCGGCGCACGTCAGCATCGTTCAGCAGCACGCCGCGCTGGAACCCAAGGGCAATGATCCGACGACGGTCAGCCTCCGGCACATCCGCACCGAACGCCGTTCCTGCACTCACCCCATCATTGCGCTGGTCAGCGCCACGCATTCCGTTCATGGCGAACTCGGCTGCCAGCGACCGCAGCACCTTGTCGCGTTGCTCGTCGCTCATCTTTTCGCCCGGATGTTGCCGCGCCCAATCCTGCTTTGTCTGATACCAGCGATTTGCGAATGCCAGCCGCGCCTGCGCGTTCTGGTTACTTCTCGCTGGATTGCCACTCCCTGCCTGCCCTTCAGCAATCCCAAGCGGCGCGTAAATCAGCGTGTTCAGCGCCTCACTTTCAGAGGCGTAATCCTGAATCGCAGCGCTCTGCGTCTGCTCGTTCCTGATCTTGTCGCGCAGGTCGGCGAACCTCGTGCGTGACGCCTGCGACAATAGACGTTGGTTCTCGATGCTGTTCGGGTCGAAGTTGCGCGCCCATGCCACAGGATCGCGCAAGATCGCCTCGTTGTTGTCCGCGACGTAATGCGGATCGTCTTGCGTCATGCTGGCAACGACGCGATCCCGCTGGTTGTTTTGATACCGCTCGAACACGCCAGCATCGCGCAATGCCGCCTGTTCCCCGACCGTCAGGAAGGTAGTCAGGTCAGCGCCCGGGGCTGAACGGTTGATCTTCAGCGTGATCGCTTCCATCTGGTCGCGGCGCGCCTGATCGCGGGCTGCAAACCGTGACCGCGCTTCGGTCAGCATCCGCTCGCGCATCAACGGGTTGCCCCGGTAAATATCGCGGATCATCGTTTCGGCTTGGCTCAATGTCTGGGGGGCAGCAAGCCGACGCTGCCCGGATTCCTGCGCGGTTTGCGGGCCGGTCTCGCCTGCCCGACGGGCATGGTTCGCCAACACCTGACCGACCGTCTTGCCGTGCAGGTACGAGTTCGCGTCATATGCCTGCGGTGTAATGACGTTCCTTATCGGCGTGTCCGGCGATGCCTGAATCACTGGAACCGCACCAGCCGGCCCGAAATGGTGCGCCAGATAGATGGTTTCCGGCGTGACAGGCAAGCCGCGCTGGAACAAATAAACAGCGGAATCTTCGGCGTAGTGCGTTGCCATCTCTTCGGCGAGCTGCGGGTTGGTCACGCGCAGGTCCATGACCGCCTTGCGTCGCGGGTCAGACTTCGGCAAGGCCATCATCTGCTGCGCTGACATGCCGCCCATCAGGTCAGGCCGGTACTGCGCAAGCAGCCCTGCCCACGTTCCTTCCAACATCTGCCCGACGCCGACCGCCGAGCTGGTAGGGTTGCGCGCCGTTCCTTCCAGTCCGCGCGTGCGTGCGTTGAACGAAGCCCTGCCCATCTCCCGCGCTTCGGCTTCAGTGCGGGCTGGTGTGCCGCTGAACTGCACCTGCGTCGCGGCCCCACCAGGCACTATGCCGGCTTCCAGCGCATCCATCTGCGTCTGCACGTCCTGCGCGTTTTGCCACGGCATCATTGCTCGCGTTACCTCGGCCACATCCTGCGCGTTCATCGTCGCTCGGTGCCGATCCAGCAGCGCCTGCGCCGTTGGAATATCCTGTCGCGCCAATGCCTGCTCGATTCCAGACCGGATGATCGTGGACTGGTACTGCCGCGATGCTTCGCCTACGTCTGCGCCTTGCCCAAGCTGTAGCCGAAGGTTCTGTTCGTGTACCGCAACAGCTTCGGCGAGCTTAGGCCCGTAGATCGCATCATCTCCCGTCCCGACGGCGAGCGCCGCGCTGTTAGACAACGCATCTTCGGCACTCTTGCGCGTGAACTGCTGCCACTGGTCATGCCGCTGGTAGGCTATCCGGCGCACGCGATCACCAAATGCAGCATCCGCCTGAAATGCAATCTCATTCCACCGCTGCCGAACACCTGGCGGAAGCGATGCTCCAATTTCGGCCAGCCGCTGCCGTGATGCAGGAATCAGGTCACGCTCCGCCTGTAGCGCATCGCGGCCTTGATAGCGGGCGATGCCGTTCTGGTTCTCCGGGTTGAACTGTTCGTCATCCCACTCCTGATACTGCCTGCGCGCATCCATCAGGGCCGCAGCGTTGTTTTCCTCGACCTTCTGCTGGTAAATCTTGTTGGCAAGCTCGCCAAGCCCCTGCACGGCGCGGCCCATCGCTTTGGCTGGCGCAGATGACACCTGTACCGCATTGCGCGCAGACGGCAGCCCGTCGATCCTGCTGATATTCGCAGGATTCGCGCGTGGAATGATTGCCATGCTGTCGCCTCAGTAGGGGCCAATGGTGCGCGTGCGGCCCATGGACGCAGTGCCGATGCTGGTGCTTGCAGCGCCCTTCGCGGCAGCCCCGAACGTGCCGTTTCCGAACGCGCTGTACGCCTGACCAGCCAGACTGCCTATCGTGGAAAGGATCGTTGCCCGCGACTGCACCTTCCCGGCCCACTTCGCCTGCGCGCCTTGATTGCGGTAGTTGATCGCTTCGGCCTGAAAGCCCCACGCCTTGCGTGCGGCATCCATCCCAATCGCATCCTCGTCGGCCTTGCCAAACATGGCTGTTTCCGCCATCAGGTCAAGCGGCGTGCCAATGTCCATGTCAAGCCCGTTTGCCGCCGCAGCGACTTTCTGCTGGCCGAGCAATGCCCGCGTGCGCCACGCGGATTGCTGCTGGTCACGTACCGCTAGGACTTGCGTATCGTGCGCCTGCTGTTCCGCAAGCCGCGCATTGTTCTCTGCAATCTGCGCATTCGCGTTTCCAGCAGCGCGCGCCGCTTGCGCTTGCTGGAAGCCACCAATGGCCGTCATCGCCATCGATGCCGCCGTCAGGATCACCGGAACACACATGGTCACGTCTCCAATAGAACATCCGGAACGGAGCGCCATCCGCGCCCATCGGCTGCGGTTCGTCGCTCAATGTGAAGCCCAGCCAGCGCAACCACCGCTGCGCCGACACATTCCTTTCATCCACGAAATTGAGCAGCAGGCGGTATCGCTTCTGCCACCCACGCAGCACGCCCACAGCCTCGCGCAACAACGCACGTCGCAGCGGCATCGTGTCCAACAGCGATGACCCAACCATCCACGGCACGCCACGTCCCAGCAGAAGCGAAACCGGCGACACCCCGAACATGGCGATTGGCTCTCCATCCAGTAGCGCCGTTTGCGCTCGCGCCAATCGCATCCCGGCCAGCATGGCGTCCAATGGCGTATGCCTGCCTGCCGCCCAAAGTTCAGCCACGTCTGCGTTCCGCGCGGCTGCGGCAATAGCGGATGCGTGCCAACCCTCGGCAGGGACAATCTCGATCACCCCGGACGGCTCCCGATCATGAAGCGCGGAATCAGCGTCAGGACTTCCATCGGCAAAGGGTCATCCGAAATGACATGAAATCGACCTCTGTCCTCTCCCCACTCGCCAGATACTCCAATCTCAACCACCCCAGTTTGCGTGGCGGTCGGAACGCCCCAGCCTTCCGTCTCGCGCTGCGGAATCTCGTAGGTGTACTCATCCCGAAGCTCGCCAGCGCAAATCTTCACGCCGCGCGTGTGCTCAACCATCACCCCGACGCTGGTCAGCAGCTTCTTGCTGTCCATGATCGTTTCGCCGCCAGGATTGTTCAGCGGCAGCGTTTCGATATGCGCCCGATACGGCAGGCCGACCGTCACCACGCCGCCCGGTGAGTCCAGAGCGACCACGCCGGACGAAACGACCATTTGCCGATGCACAGATCCATCCGAAAGGATGGCGACCTGCCGGCCTTCCAGGTGGCTCAGCCCGCCAATCGAATCGCGCTGAAACGTCCAGCCGGTCAGGTACGCGCTACGCAACGACGACGGCACCGTGCCAATGCTGTTCACTTTAACCACGGTCGCCGACGTGTACTGAACGATCCTAACCCTCACGGAATCTGCGCCGTTGGTGATCAGGAAGCCGTCACCTACGTCGGTTGCCCCAACGAACAGCGCCGAGCTTGCTGTCAGTGTGAGCAATTCGGTTTCCGTCCATTGCGATCCGCCTGTAAGCCTCACCGTGGTCGCCGTCGTGTTGCGCCCGTCGTAGGTCAGCGCAGAGTCGCAGTAGCACCAGTCCAGTTCATCGGCATCGAACGGCGCTTGCTGCTCGATGTAAACCTTCCGTGCCCCGCCAATCATGCGCTCGACCAGCACGAAGGTCTCTGTCTGCGTCACCCCCGGCAGGCATACCATGTCAATCACTTGATCATTGCCGTCGGCGATGTCATGCCGGTGCCAGCCGATCACCTCCTGCTCTGGCATGTAGGTGCAGCCAATCACTTGCCCATCGTCGCGGACGAACCACAGCACCTGCCACGGCGCCGGCATCCATTCGATGATTTTCAGCTTGTACCCATCCACAAGATGGGACGCCCAGATGGACAGGTCGCGTGGACGATACCCATCCGACTCGAACTGATAGCCGATGTCAAAGACGTGCTGGCCTTGTTCCCGCGTGAAGATTGCCGTGTCGCCCGTCACCTTCGCCTGCGTGCCGTCAGAACCCAGATAGCTTTGCGCCCGGACGGAAATGGTCGATGGTGTGATGACATCATCCTGTCCGCCGCGCAGCATGAACTCGCCGCCCTTGGCAAAGATCAGCATTTTGTCCAGCGGCACCATGTCCATCACGGCATTGACCTGCCGTGAGTTGATCTGGAACGTCAGCGCGTCGGAGTCAACAATAGGGGTGGAATGCCCGAAGTTGGAATAGTCGCCTGTCTGCGATGCCCACACCGTTTGCGGATCGCTTCGAGACCCGGCGAACCAAAGACGATCCGAGAAAAACTCGATCTCACGCGGAAACCCGTAGGCATCGCACCATGCTCCAATGGCGAACTTGGTCGATCCCGTCAATGCTCCGGTCGCAAACTCCTGGACGAAGATGTTGTTCGTCCCGCTGGCAGGCGCGATATTGAATGTGATCGTGTCAGCCGTGGCATCAATTATCCAGCCCTGCCCCGGCGTGGGTGGTGGCGTTGGGCTTCCTCCTCCGCCTCCACCACCACCCGGCGGATCATCACCAGGCGGCGTAATCATGGCTGCACTCCAACGCCACCAATCTTCACGGTGTAATCACTCGTGGAACTGGACACCGCGCCAGTAATGGAAAAAACCTTGGTCGAGCCGTTGCCAGAAAACGTCCAATCCCTCGCCGCAGTCGGCGTGCCCACCACGGAATCCGGGCACCGCTTCAACACCAAGCCGGTCATCGTCTTGGCATCGGTGAACGCGGTCAGGCGGACGATCCCGTAGCCTGCATGGATGTACTCCCACTCGACACCGACGGTGTAGTTGTTCACGCCATCGGATCGCGTGTCCTTCCCGCCATCCCACGCCCGGCCCGCTTCATGAACAGGCCTGACGCTCCCGGTGACGTAGTACGTCCCGCCCGTGGACACTGCTGATGCGCGGTAAACCTTGCCATCGGATCGGCGCAAAGCGCCAGTGCTGACGTTTTTCTGCGCGGGCTCCCATGGGGAAATGTCGCGCAATTCCTGCTCTTCCAGATACAGCAGCGCGCCAACGTGTTCGGCAAGGAATGTATCGCTATTGGCAGCCACAGTGACGGTGCCAGTCGCAGCGCTCACGGCCACACGGAACCCGTCGTTGGCATTCATCGTGCGGAACGGACCTTCACGGCACTCGAACTCGCGCAGCTCGAAGCTATCCACCTCCAGCCTGCGAAGCTCCATCGGAGGATAGAGCCGATGCACGATGTAAAGCACATCCGCAGATTGCGTGATGCGCAAGTCAGCCAAGTCCTTGTGATCCCACGGCGTGGCGATCTCGTAGATGGTATTCGGGGACGGGGTGTCAACCGTCATCTGAGCGAGGCTGTCATCACCGTCAACAAACCAGAACCGCATGTACTGGTGGCCAAGCTCCAGCAGGTAGCGCACCGATGTTGAATACAGGAACGGCAGGATGCGATATTGCGCGACCTCGCCTCCCGGCACGGAAACCGTCTTGACGGCGCCACGGAACCGGAACCCGGTGCGCTTGCGTGCGCCGCCTGACGGCAGCGTGATGACGTTGCGCGCCGTTTTCAGGCCCACGGCATAGCGGGCGACGTCAACCCGGCCTTGCAGCCCTGGCGCGATCTCGCCTGCGGACAGGCTTGGCTGTAGTTGCTTCATCCGCCCCTCGCTGCCATCGTTGGAGTGACCATTCCAAGCATCACCTCGGCGGATTCATTCATGTTGTGCGCCAGCGCCCGATCCCGCGCCACGACGTACTTTTGTTCCAACATTTGCAGCATCCGGATACCCACGTCTCCAGCAATCACGGGCGCAAGCTCGACCGCCAGCCTGCAAATCAGCGCATCCACGAACAGTGACGGATACCGCCCAATTTCATTGACGCGAGCCGAGTAGACCAGCCACGCGCCTTCCAAGTCGGACAGGATCGCCGCCGCGTTGTTGTCTCCGTAAACGACTTCGTACTCCGCGCCGGTTGGGGTCTCGCCGAGGCTCGACGCGCTCGTGTCACGGTAGCGCCGCACACCGGTCCCATCCGTCAACGCGATGGCCGTCATGCAGTCCGACGGGTAGGCGTACCGATACGCCCAGCCATTGTCGCCATCGCCAAGCAACGCCAATGCGACTTGCTTGATCGTGAATGGCCACACCGCATCGGCGAACACGTAATCGACCACACGCTGATACACAGAATTGCAGGCGCGAGCGTGCTTCGTCGCATCCGACAACGCCGAGATGCGGACATCCTGCCCAAGTCGGCCAAGCGCACCATTGCAAATATCGACCGCTGAAGTCGCCATGCGTCACCCAGAAAAAGACCCCCCCGCACTAGGCGAGGGGGCTGTGGTCACTTCTGCTTTTCGGACTTTTGGCCTCTCGGCCTTTTGCGTCACTTCGATATCCCCATCCGCAAGCGGCGCATCCGCCATGTACGTTCCGCCGGGCTGCACAATCCCCTGCCCTTGGATGTAGTGACGAACGCCACCGCTTGGGATGCGATAGGTATTCACCTATCAGGCCGCCGCGAGGATGGTCACGTTGTCAGCGTAAGCACGCCACGCCTGCACGTCCGTGGTCAGGAACGCGTCGAACTTGCCCGCAGTCAGCGGCCCGGATGCTACGGTGTAACGCACGCCGACGTAGCGCTCGTAATTGCCCGCCGGGAGCTTGACCGCCGCCAGCACGGATCCAGCAGGCGAGAACGCGGCGAACGCCAGTGCGCCGGTCGAGAAATGCACCGTCGCCGAGGTCGCCAGATTGGCCGTGGAATCCGATTCCAGCGTGACCGTCAGGGTCGCATCCGAGCCGGAATCGGTCGCCGCCGTCTGCGTCGAGACGACCAGATACACGTCCTGCCCGGTGCCGATGTCCTTCAGCGTGTTGGTCGCGCCGAGGTCGATGACGTTGGACGAAATGGCGGTCGAGGTGACGGCCTGCGCATCGGAAAACTCATTCTTTGCATCGAGATACATGGGATTGTCTCCTGTATGGGTTGGGGTGGCGAGCGATTAGCTCACCACCGATTCGGCGTTGGTCAGGCGATCCACCACGCGCACCGGGACATCGCAGAACGACACCACCGGCTTGCCGCCCACCGTGTCGAACGTCAGCGTGTTGGTGGTCTTGTTCAGGGTCTGGCGACGCAGGAACGAACGGATCGTGCGGTTGGCGTAGAAGCGCGGGGTCACACCACTCACCGACTGGATGCGCTCCAACGCACGCACCATCAAATCCAGCAGGTCAGCGCCGGAGGCCGCGTTCTTGGTCAGCGCAGACGTGTCGATGTTGGCGATGCGAACCGCATAGCGCCAATCGCGCACAGCGATACCGTTGCGCCAGATGTACTGATCCATGTACGCGCGATAGCGGTTGTTGTTGGCGTCGAACTCGTCGCCTTCGCCGAGGTCCTTGTGCTCGATGCCAGCCGTGGTGCCCTTCGGGTAAATGCCGTGGATCGTGGTCGGAGACCAGCCCACCAGCCAGACGGAAGCGAGATTCGATGCCCCGCTGCCCGAGATGATGTTCTGACCGTTCTCCGCGCTCGTGGACGAATAGCGGGTGGACAGGCCGAGGAACCGCTCCGGGTTGATCGACGTGTCACCGTAGAACACGGTCTCCAACATGGTCTCGTTCATCGCCTCGATGAAGGCCATGTTTTCCTGCATCCGGTAAGACGCAGAATTGCCGTTGAGCTTCGCCAGCTCAATGTCGATGCTGCCGCGCGCTTCCAGCAGGCCGCAGGCTTCATCCACCTGCACCGTCCGGCTCTTGCTCGTCGGCACACCCTGGTTGAGCTTGCGGAAATACACGTCGGGCAGGCCGACGCGCTGCGTGATGCGATGCCCCGTCGGTAGGTTGCCCTCGACGTAGGGGATGTCCATCAACATTTCGTTGTTCTGGTTCAGCAACTCGACGATGGTCGCCGCGTTGCCGTTCGGATCGAGACGCTTCGCAACGTCCAGCAGGGTCAGATTTTCACCGGCCATTTTTCTTTCTCCAAAAAAAAACCGCCTTTCGGCGGTGTGGGTTGGTCAGGGGTTGGGTTGGTCAGGCCATTGACGGCCAGAGCTTCTTTTCAGGGCGAGACTCGGATGCAGACGCCTCGTTTTCCATGCCGTGCATCGGCTTGGGCTTCAGGTGCTGCCCGAGCTGATTGAACAGCCAAAGCACATCCGGATGGTTGCCGAGGTTGGTCGCGTCCATGCGCTGCGTGATGCCCGGTCGCAGCCCTTCGGCCATGACCAAAGCACGCTGCGCGCCCGTGGAAATGTCGGCAAAGTCCTTGCCGAACTCATCCTCGGACTGCACAGCCCACGCACCACGCTGGTGCTCCATCTCGGCGGTGCGCATCTTCAGGTACTCATCGACGCTTGCTTGCGCCTTTTCCTGAGTCCAGTTGTTTGCGCGTGCGAACTCCTGCACGGCATCCAGCCGGTCACCTTCCAGAACGTAGCCGTCCGGCAACGTGAACGCCTCGTACTTCTCCGGCGCGCCCTCTTGCGGCTTGTCGTTGGCTTGCGCCTCGGACTCACCTTCCGCTTTGCCCTGCCCTTCCCCCGCACCGGCATCGGTGGCCTGCGTGGAGTCCGCGTTTGCGGCTGCTGCGGTGTCGCCCGTGGTCGCCGTGACGGCCTCGGTCGATTCTGTCTCACTACTCATCTTCTGCCTCGTTGTCATCGCCCTCGCGGGCATCACGTTCAGCCTTTCGCGCTTCGGCGCGCATTTGCGCCTCACGCTCCGGGCAATGCTCACGAATCGCGCCAAGCCACCAGCGCGCGTTGTCTTGCATCGCCGCGGCTACAATCATGTCGTGCGGCTTTTGGCGGTAGGCGTAGCTGTCCATCCCGGCAGCAGACAGGAACGCCCACACCAGCCTCCTTGCTTCCGGCAGCGCCATCACGGCCTGCACGTCAGCCCGAAACGCCTTAGCGGCGCGCTTGGCCTTGGCGGCGTCCTCGCGCTGTCTGCGGGCGCGTTCTTCTGCGTCCAGCACCGTCAGCCGCCCATCAGCCCGGCCAGTGCCGATCCATCCTGCGGAACCGTCTCAGCCGCCGTACGCATCGCATCCATGCCCTGCTTCGCGGCTGGCGCAAGTGCGGCCATTTGCTGCATTTGCTGCTGCTGCGCGCGCTGCTGGCGCTTGGCTGCCACCGCGTCATCACTGTTGACGATCCGCGCAGGTGCGCCGGTAAAGTCGTTCGTGATCTCGATGATCGCGTCGCTGTTGAGCTTGTCCATCACCGACGGGTCTTGCGTCACGTTCACCAGCCCGCCAGCAATCTGCAACACGCGCTCGATGCTGTTGATTCCGACCGCCTTCTGGGCTTGCGCCAGGATCGACGTGTATTCGACCTTCAACGCAACGCCATCCAGCGCCTCCGGCAATCGGCGCTGCAAGCCGCGCGCGGCACGCACCGCAAAGACGATCTCGATGACAGGATCAAGCAGCTCATCCGTGAGCGTTTCCAGCGACGGCCCCAGCATCGCGGCCTTTTCCTCCTGCCGCGCGCTGATCTCCGTTGCCGTGCGCTGCCGGTCATCGAGAAAGTCCAGCATCCGGAACAGGTCAGCGTAGAAATGCTCACCGATGCGCTTTTCCAGCGCGTCGATGTCCAGCCGGATTTCGTTCTTGGCCCGCGCGTCCGGCACGTACAGCGGCCCCACCTTCGTGCCCACCTGATCCATCGTCAGGTACGTGCGCGAACCCGGCGCGAGCGAAGCGGCCTTGTTGCGCATCGTATCCGGCACGCCTACCGGCGGACGCACGATCATGTCCGACAGGTAAATCTTGTCGCCTTCCTGGTGCTGCAACTGCTTCAGGTCGCCAACGCAATCGAGCGCAGGGCTTGGCCCGTACACGTCATTCCCGTCCACCAACCAGCGCGGCGTCAGCGTCGGCATGTAGTCGTAGCCGTTGGTGCCTAGCACCCCGTAGCTGTCCGACTGCCCACCGTCGATCCAGTAGATCTGCCGATACTTGCGCTGGCCCTCGACGTGCGAGCCGCGCTTGTAGTCCGGGTTTTTCTCAATCAGAGACTCAATCTGGAACTTCTGATCCAGTCGCCCGCCAGCCTTCGCGGACTTGACGGCCTCCGGCAATCCATCCTCGCCGAACACAGCCACGATGTTTTCCACCGTCCAGCGGAAGCGATACCAGAATGCGTTGCACCGACCGCGGTGATCCACGCCGACCGCATACGTGCCAATGGGCCGGACGTAGAACCGCACCACGTCGTCGTCATCTTCCTCGACGGCGATCGCGCCAATGCCGAACAGGTGGCGAGAGTGGTACAGCTTGGACAGCGCCGTGTAGAAATTGCTGCGCGCCAGCGTGTCTCGGATGGCCTGCGTCTCATCGTCCAGCCAGACCTTGATTTCTTCGTTGTCCAGCAGCGCTGGATCGGACACGCCAAGCCGGAACCACGGGCGAGACTTGCTTGTGTGGCCACCGACGAAGCCAGCATCCATCGTCCGCAATGACCGGCTGATCGTGCTATTGATGATGTTCCTGCGGCTTGGCAGCCTCTGCGAAACCTCAAAGTCGCTGGTCAGGTACTTGCCCGCATACGGGTCGCCGTAGTCCGCGACCTCGCGCCATGCCGACTCATAGGGCGCACGCTCCGCCAGTAGCGCGGCCTTCCTGCGCTGGCAGTGCTGCCGCAGTTCGGCTGTCATTGGCCGGTCGCCGTCTTGACGGGTGAAGTCGTCGGCGCGCCAGCCGCACCAGATGCGCCAGCGATGATCGTCGATTGCCGCCCGTAGGCCGCACGACGCTTGCGCCGCAGGTCGTCATTCGACTGTTTCGCCGCCTCGTCGATCACCACCGGCGACGCCACGGGCGCATTTGGGACAGGCGTCACCGTCGGCGCTTTCGGAGCCTTGAAAAAGCACATGCTCAATTCCCCCACGGGGTATAGGGCGCGTCATCGCGCCGGTTGTCGTATGTCTCATCGCGCCCGTAGACCGTGCGCTGCGTCGGCGCGACGGGGTAGGCGAAGGTCAGCGCCAGCGCATCCGCCCGGTCAGGCGACCGCCCCAGCTCTTTTTTCAGCACGTCCTTGGGGGCGACGCGGAAGCGATCACCTTGGAACACGTAGCGCAGCGCCAGCAGCTCGCCCTTGAGCTTGTCGTCGGGCGGTAGCGCGCCACCGCTGCGCACCCATTCCGCGAGCATGAACAGCATCTCGCTGCGCTTGTCGAAATAGCGCGGATCGCTTGCCTTGCCGCCGAATTGCACTTCGATGGGCGTGTAGTGCCGTCGCCGCAGATCGTCGATCACGCCCGCGCCGTAGCCGCCCGAGCCGTCCACAAACATCGCGTCGGCCTTCCACCTGTCGCTCGCTATCGACGCCTGCACGGCCACCTGTGTCGTGTCCGGGATACGCATCGGCGTGAGCGGCCAGCACACCAGCCCCTGCCTGCGCGCTATCACGCTTTCGTCGTCGCCCTGCCTTGCCACGTCCACGCCCAGCACCATCGGTGCAGCCTCGTACTGCCCCGCCGCGTAGTGACGCGCCATCGCTTTCTCGACATCCTCCAACCCCAGCATCGAGGTGAAGCCGGTCGGCGGGAACAGCCCGAGGATCGTAGCCATCACCCACGGGTTATCGCGCCCGTGTTCGGCAATCACTTCGCGCGCGTAGTCCACACTCACCCTCGGCGTGCGCCTCGGATCGTCCGGGTCTGCCGTGATCGTGATGACCGTCCAGCTACCGCTACCGCAGGACTCGTACAGCAGCCCCGTGCTACTTGTTGGATTTCCCGCCTGCGCGATCAGCGCATCCTGCGGCGAGCCAGTGAAAATCTGCTGCGCCGCCCGACCTACCGCACTCGGCATGTCGCCAGTCTCGTCCAGCAGGATGAATGGGAACCGCGAATGCAGACCAGACAACGCCCGCCCGATGGCCTCGGCGTCTGCATCCTTCGCGAACGACCGCGCCGATAGAAACCACGTCTCCGGGTGATCGTTCGCATAGATGCGTTCTTTCGTCCATGTGAACGCAGCCAGCAGGAACTCACTACGCGCCTGCCACTTGCTCAGCTCTGCCCACAGGTTGTCCTTCAGGTTGTCGCCCGTGATCGACAGCGCGGCGCCCTTTGGATGCTCCCCAACCTTCGCAAAGCACGCCAGCCGGTGCCAGCCGATCCACGCCAGCACTGCCGACTTGCCCGGCCCCGTGCAAGCCTTCATGCACAGCCGCCGCTGCGGATTCGGCTCCCCGCCAATCGACGCCAGCGCATCGACCTGCCACGCATCCGGCTCGACCCCAAAAACATCGCGCACAAATAGCACCGGATCGCGCCTCCACTGCTGGATGCGATCCCGCGCCGCCTGGATGCTCACTCAGTCCTCGGACAGCCCGGACACCAGCGTTTCGAGACCGACCTTGCCCGTGTGCTCCAGCGTCCGGTTGTCTCCATACTTCTTCGGCAGCATCTTGCCCAAGTACCAGCGCCGCGCGTCAAAGGCCAGCCGCCCCTTTTGCGCGTCATCACAAGCCTCTGCGTCAGCCAGCGCCTTTTCTGCCAGCATGTCCCAGCCCCGCGCGCGCGCACGCGCGTATTGCCCAGCGAATTCCTCGTCTTCACCAACCCAATCAAGCACGAAAGTGGAGCTGGGAAGGGTTGCGTCGCCGTCAAAGCTCTGCAAAGTTCGGCCTCGCTCAAGCGCGGCACAAATCGCATTCGCGGTTTCTGACGTGCGCTTTACCCTGCCCATCACCCACACCCCTCNNGCGATGGCGTAGTTGGCTGCGACGGTGGCGGCAACGGCTTGAGCGCTTGCGGGGGCTGCATCAGCGCTGCCGGGGGATGCGGGAATGGGACTGTTCGCGGCTGCGGCGTCGTGGAGCACGCGGAAACCAGCAGGCATGTCAGGACTGCCAGCAGGCACATAGACCGGCACATTGCGGATGATGTCATTACCCTTTTCCCGGATCGTTCGGACTCGATCCACATAGACGGTTTCGGTTCTCACAGTGACCTTGCCGGCAGCTTCACGCAGCCGCGCTATCTCGGCCTGCGCCTTGGCGTTGGCCTTGTCCCACCTGGCTTGCACGTCCGCCTGCCCCGCCTTGTAGCGGGCTTGGCCGTAGCTGTGAACCTTCCAGCCGGCCATCGCCAGCACCGCGACCAGCGCCAGCGCGATGACGGCCTTGATCGGGTCGATGCTCATGCGTCCTCCGGGTTCGCGGCTGCGCGCTCTAGCGCAACGGCAATCTGGTCACGGGTGAACAGGGCCAGCCGGTCAACGCCGTTGTGATCGGTGATCGTGCAGGGGTAGTAGAGTAGCGCACCGCGCCGAAGCGGCGCAGCTCGTTGCGGGCAGGCTTGCGCAGGTCGATATGCTTGTCGTCCTGCCCGATCCGCAGCAGTGCGGCCAGCACGATGACAACCAGCACCAGCATGGCGACGATGGCCGTCATCACACACCCCCCAAGCAGTACCGCGCCTCGAAGTCGCGGCGATTCGCCAGTCCCTGGCGGAACTTGCCCCCGGAAAAGACCCACACCCGCTTGCCGGACAGCGAGCGCGCCATGCGATTGCAACCCGTGCGCCAGTCGCCGCGCTGCCAGTATTGCATCGCCACGGACTTGCAGGCCGCTGTAACGCCGATGTTCCACGCGAAACTTGTTGCCGCATCGAATACCTTTTGCGGCGGAACCGGGCCGAAACACCGCTCAAGCTGTACTTGCACCTTGGCGATGGCTGCCGACTCTTCGCGCTGGCACTTCTCGGCAGGCCACCGCTCGCCAACGATGATCGGGGTTGTCGTGACGTGCCGGGTGATGCCGTTGCAGACCGTCGGGATACCGTCAGCCAGCTTGTCGGAGTAGACCACGCTCGACCCGTCCAGCGTCTTGCCGCCTTCCCACAGGCCGATGATCGACACGACAGCCGCCGTGCCAAGCATCAGCTTCTTGCCGTAGCGCGGGGATGGCTTGTCGGTCATTCAAACTCCCCCACGCCCGCCCACATCTGGATCGGCGTCTCTGGCGGCTCAGGAATCGGGGTCAACACCCAGTGCATCGGCACCAGCGCGCCCGATGCGGCTTTCCAATCACCATGCCAGTCCATCACTCGATGCTCGTCGGCGCATTGCTTGTGCAGCGTCCTGAAGCTCTCGGCGTCCACGATGAATCCGATGTAGCCGAAGCCTTCCAGCTCTTTTTTGCCGACGCCCAGCTTGCGCGCGAGCGTGGCGTTGGCCGTGGTCATGCGCCGTTCCGCGTCGAAATCGCACTCGGCGTTCTCGCTGAAATTGGCCTTCGCAGCCATACGCATGTGCAGGACCCGCACGTTCCCGGTGAGCGTCGTCACTTCCTTCCGCATCTCCGGCACTTGACGCGCGCCCTCGATGCCTTCACGGATCGGTTTCCACCACTTGCGTACCCGCTTGCGGGCGAAGATGTAGACCGTCAGCAGCAGCGCACCGATGGCGGTCAAGCCACCGGCCACAGTCCCTAGCGTGTCAATCAGGAGCGCCAGCTCCATAGGCGTCTCCGAATCGCAGGCAATAAAAAACCCGGCACCTGGCCGGGGATCGCGGGCAACTCGCCCATCGTGCCTAGAAAATAGCGCTAGAGGTGCGGCGTGTCAAGCGGCCAGCGCATGGATTCGCAGCGCTGCCCTGACTTCTGACTCCCCCAGCTTAATCAGTTCAAGGTACTGCCTGGCAGTAGGCTTGCAGCGCACGCCCGCTGCGTCCATCAGTATCAGCGCGTCCTCGTACCGCTCGATCTTCCGACGCCCCCGCCCGCAGTAATAGCCTCGCAGCGAACAGGCGATTTGCACGCGATCCCGGCCAATGTCCGAAACGATCCGCTCAACCTGTAGCGCGAGCAGATCGACTTGCAGAGGCTTGACCCCGGTTGGCCGCTCCGGCATTTCGCCCTGATGCTCGATCAGGACTTGCAGCATGTTCTTTGACTGATGGCCGAGATAGACGCAATCGCGGTGTAGCGCGAACTCATCACCCCAAGCATCGAGCCTCGCCCGGACATACGCGCCAAAGGTGTCCACTTCGATCATCGCTTCCTCCGGTTGATTTCTGCTCGCGCCTTGTCTGCCTGGCGCTGGTGATAGGCCGCACCCTGTTTGCACTCGCTCGCAAGCAACCGCTGTGCACGCTCGAACGCCAGCAGTTCGGCATTGCTGGCCGATTTCAGCAGCAGGTCGATGGAGTCGGCGTTATGCCCCATTTTTGAGGTCTACTAGGCGTTAGCGCCTTACTCGCGGCACAGATCATGTGTGTACTGGCCGTAAGTCATGCCGCATACGTCGCAAGTGATTTCATCAATATCAATGTCGCGCAGCTTCTCGCGCTGTTGCTCGCGGTAAATCGCCTGCAATTCCTCGCAGTCGTCATCGCAATCACGCTTCCCGCAAATCCGGCATTCGTTCATCGCTTCGCCTCCTACGGCGCTAACAACTCATTTGAGCCGAGGCCGCTTCATTGCCTCGGCGGTTCTGTTCGCTCGCTGCGGCCCGGCTCAATTCGGGCGTTAGGTGGCTCTGGCTTAATCTGGACAAGCGTGTGCAATTTTCCATTGACCATGTACGCGGAGAACTCCACCCAAGATCCGTCCAAGTCATTGTCATCGGTGTACGTGTAGAACCTGATCTCGCCGGTCATGGCGCATGGCTCCCACTGCTTATTCACTCGCGTCATAGAACCCGCCAGCGCCAGCAAGCCTTCCGCGTTGGGGTCGCTCCTATCCTCGGTCTCGTATGTCTCGTGCCACAAGGTTCCGTCCTCTCGGATTTCGTACATGCCCAGCCATTGCTCTGGCGTGTCCTTCGTTTGATATGCCAGATCGTTCGCGCCAGCCAGCGGCAGCGGGTACTTGCATCGCAGATCGTCATACATACCCATCGTCATTCTCCAGATTCGCCACCTAACCCGTCATTCAAGCCGACGCCGCTTCGCGGCTCGGCTTAATTCAGGCGTTAGCCGGCTTGCTGTTCACCATTGAGCCGGCACTTGCCGCGCGCTGTTGTGCTTGCTGGCGCCACGGCTGGCCGGGTCGATCTTGTCGGCCCACCCGACCAGCGAGTACCTGGAGCGGTTCAAGATCGTCGTCGAGCGGTTGGCCTTGTAGCTGCCATCAGCTTGGCGCCAGAAACTCACGCGCTCGGCCCACATCTTGGCGCCCATCCGCTTCTGGTACGCGCCCACGGCCTGGCAGGAATCGAACCGCTTGCCGTCGCCCCACACGTCGCGCGCTTCCACGTCGCGGGTCTCGCCGTTGATGGTCAGGCTGAAGGTCTTGGTGTTGCTCATGTCAGGCTCCAGGTGCGTTGTCGATGCCTGAATATTAGTGCCACTGAAAATAGATTGCAAGTCTTTTTTGTGACACTACAATGTGTCTCATGGAAACACCCAAGAAGCGGGGCCGCCCCCCGAAGGCAGAGGGCGAGAAGTTGGAGCGTCGAGCCATGTACCTACCTCCTGATGTGTGGGCCAAAGTCGATGCCTACGGTCTCGCTTGGGTTCGTGCGGTGCTTCGGCGCGCTAAACCACCGGCCGGCTAACCCCTCAGTCAACGCGACGGCCTACGGCCGCGCGTTACTTCGAACGTTAGGTTGCAGAACCAGCTTGGCGCGCTTGTAGACAAGTGACGGGCCTTTCGCAAGTTCCAGCGGTGTCGAGTACGCGATGATCCGGCAGACTCCGTCTTCGCCCGTGCCTACAGCTTTCACCTCAACCGTGACCGCATCCCGAAACAACTCTCTGGCACAAGCGGCCCATGCCGCCTCTGCAATCGCCCGGTCATCCGCCTCTTCACCAGATACCAAGTTCGGCATTTGCTGGTGCCACCACTCATCAAAGGTCATACCGTCATTCCTCATAGCCTGCAACCTAGCAATTCGTTCAATCCACCGCCCTCGCGCGCGATCCGTGCGGATAGCACTCGACATACTCACGGATCACCTGCCACGCTGCATCGCTTCCTCTGCACACTTCCGCACGCCAACCATGCTCCCTGAGTGACTCGATCCATCCCTTTTGTTCGCGTGACGGGTAGCCCGTCATGCTCTTCAATTCGATTGCAAGCCCGACATGCCCACCCATCGGAACAGGCAATATCAGGTCAGGCACTCCGGGCTTTTGGCCCTCTGCCTTCAGCTTCGCGGCTGCGACCTTGTTGCGGTGGCCGCCGTTCGGCACCGCAAACAACATCTTTAGCTCCGGATAACGCGGCTCATGCAGCCGGACAATGTGCATCAACCGCACTTGCTCTGCGTGCTCTGTTGGGTGATCTTTCGTCATGCCGCACACGCTTCCGGCGCGGTGAACCGCACGCCGTGCTGCGTCCCGAAGGCGTAGATGCAATCCAGCAGCTCAGACATGGATCGCTTGGATAGCTTCGACGTGCGCAGCCCCAGCGCGATCAGCCCATGTCCGTCCGGGTGCGGCACGTAGCGGATGCGGACGCCACTGGAAGTCTTCCAGAGCGCCGTCATCACGTCTTTCCAGTCATCTGGCGAGAGCTGTCGGACACCCGGCCCGAGACGGCAATAGCGGCCTTCTTCGATGCACCGATCACCCCGCCAGCGTGCGGGCCTGTAACCTGCCTGCGCTGCCAAGTCGTGCAGTGCTGGCCACATGGCCGCGTTCTGGTCTAGCGAGCGGATCGGCTCGATCATGCCAGCCCTCTTGCCGCAAGGTTGCCTAGGGTGATATTCAGCGCGCCAAGCTCGTCCAGCTTGCGAACTCTCCAATACGCCTTGTTTCCATGCCATCCATTATATCCCCTATGACAGTCCGCGCAAAGCGCCACCGTCGTGAAGTGCTGACCCTGTTTGATGTGATGCGCTTCGCTGGGTGCCGGGTGGTCGCATACGCTGCACGGCATGGCCTTCACGCGGGCCATGTGGGCCGATTCTGCTGGCGTGATGCGGGCTGCGTTCTTCGTTCTCACGCGGCACCCTTGCGCTTGGCGTCTTCGTCATCCCAGCCGCGATACCACTGCTCGCGCCACAATTCCCCGTCGTGACCCAATGCCCATGTTGGGCACGATTCGCGCTTGCGGCCATTTTGGCGGGCTGCGACGCCAGCAAGGTAGGCGCGCTGGTACTCGGCTTCTGAGATCATGCGGTCGTGTCCATGTTGCGCGGGTGGATGGGTCTCGGTTGATGGTGCGGTTTGCCGAGATAGTGGAAGGCTGCCCCGTTCCACCACAGGCCGATTGACGGTTCTCCGTTACCGTTGCCCGCGTAGTTGCGCTGCTTGCTGCACTTGATCCGCACGTCAGGCTGTTCAGCTACATCCGGCGCAAGCTCTGCATTGATTGATTCGGCCTGCATCCGCTTGGCTTCTTTCGGCTTGTTCCGCCACACGGTCAGGACGGTGGACGCGAGATCGGTGATTGCTCCGCTGCCCTTGATGTCCGACTTGTCTGGCTGCTCGTGCTCGCTGTTGCCCTTCCGAACGTGGTGGACTAGCCAGACGTGGCAACACTCATCGCGCGCGAAGTTCGCAAGCTCCAGCGTGACCGACTTCTGCCCCTGGTAATCCTCTTCGCCGATACCCAGTCCGGTCAGGTTGTCGATCACGAACAGGTCAACCGCATAACGCCGACGCGCGTAGCGGAAAACTTCGATCATCCGCCGCCAGTCGGCCGTCCCCTGCGCGTCGAACGCCCACAGCAAGCCGTCCCCAAGCCAACGCATGATGCTGCGTACGTAACGATCCGTCGGGCTACTGGTCGCGGCAATCTGGCGCACAAGCCGATGCAGCCATGTGCTAACGCGAAACTCCATCGACGCCACACAGACCCGGTTACCGCAACGCATCGCATCGGCTGCCATGAACCCGACAGCTTGGCTTTTCCCGTGTCCGTTCTGCCCGGCAATGATGGTCAGCTCGCCGGGACGGAATACCAGCGAGTCGCCAACCTTCGCCCATGGCGTGCGGATGCCGATTTCCGGCCCGGTATTGGCGAACAGTCCAGCCACATCATCGGCGTAGTCCGCCGCCGCGTGCAGCTCTTCAGGATCGCGCGGCCTAGCCTGCCGGATTGCTTCCGCAATCGCTGCGCGAGACACCCCAGCACGCACGCAGGAGTTGATGCACTTGGCCCCTGGCTCTGCTGGCAGCGGGAGCCGGACGATGGCGCAACGCTCAGGCCCAAGCCGCTGCATGATCGCTTCGGCAGCCGCCATGCCCGGCGCGTCTTCATCGAGCGCGAGATGGATCACATCGAACCGGGCAAGGTTGTCGTACTCAGTTTCGATCCAATCCTGCTTGCCCTTGTCACCGCCGCCGAACGGGACGGACAACGCTGGGTGCCCGTAATCCCACCATGCCAACGCCTTCAGCTCGCCTTCGCAAAGCACCACGGTTCGCGCGGTTTGCGGGATCGCCTGCCAGCCGAACAGCGCCTTGCTGCCGCCCGCTTCCGCCCAGTATTTATCTTCGCTCGTGTTGCGAAACTTCATCGCCACAAGCGCGCCGTCAGGCGAAAGGTACGGGAAGCCAACCACACCGGTTCCACGGGAAACCAGCTTGTATGCGGCGATGGCTTCCGGCGAGAGCTTGCGGATGTCCGTCAGCCAGTGAGCTTCTCCGGCCCCCAGCCCGGTGATGCCCTTGGGACGCTCCATCGGCTTGACGCTCGCCACGCGGCCAGACAGCGGCACGTCACGGACGCCGAGATAATCCTTGGCCTGCTTGATCGCGTCGGGCAGCCCGATGCCGCGCGTTGCCGCCCACAAGTCCAGCAGGTCACCGCCTTCGCCGCTGGCGAAGTCCTGCCACAACCCGGCCTTGTCGCCAGTCAGGTGAACGCCAAGCGATTTGCCGCTGCTGCCGTCCACTGCTCCGTAGCGCAGTTCATGGCCTTCGCGCTTGCCGTTGCCGCCGAGCAGATGGCGCGCAACGGATTCCGCATTGCGAGCCAGCATCGCGGAAATGTCCGCCACGGATGTTTGGCTCATGGCTCAAAGCTCCCCCGGCTCGGGCCGATAGCCGCCGACAGCGCGTAGCTTCGGGCGTGCAAACGCGCTGCGAATCCATTTTTTCCACGTTCGCCCCCAATCCAGCTTGGCCGCGTCCCGTCCAGACTTCGCCAGCCAGTGGTCGCGGAAGTTCTCGGTTTCTGCCTGCGCGTCGATGTCAGGGCGCTCCGCAGCAGCCCACGCCAGCATGTCGGCAGATGGTCGCCAGTCGTCGGGGAGGCGCTCGCCGCGAGGCGTGCGCGGCCCCTGCTCTTGCTTTTGCTTTTCTAGGGGCTTGGGGCTAGGGGCTTGGGGAGCATTGCGTTCGTCATGCGTTTCGGATGCGTTCGCATTGCGTTCGCATTGCGTTCGCATTGCGCTCGCATTGCGTTCGTCATGCGTTTCGGATGCGTTCGCATTGCCCCATCGTGTGTTTGCGGATGCCTTCGCTTTGCGCCGTTTGCTATCGTTCTTCGCGCACTCTTCGTCTGCACGCTTGTTGCGATACCCGTCATCCGTAAGTGTGAAAAACTCGCCAAGGATAACCTCGACGGCGGCCTTCTCGTCTTTCGTGCGAGCGCCAGCAAGGCGCTGCACCGCTTGAACGCTTGCCGGGAGCGGCTTTTCATCGCGGTAGTAGATGCGCAACAGCCGACAGTAGGCCGCATCCTCAACGAAGCTCAGGTGCGATGTCGCCGCTGCGTAATCACCGATGTGGTGCTCGTAATAGTGCATGGCTTATCTCGTGCGGCGCGCAGTAGCCAAATCTGCGCATGTGCGGGCAAGGGCCGCACACCACAGCGCACCCGCACGGCGCGTTGTCCGCCAGAGGATCAATCCGGCGTTAGTGGAGGCGGAAAGAGTGCGGGTTGCCAGTTCACCGCCCGCGCGGCTAGAGCGACTTACGCGGCTTGCGCTGCTGCGTGCCGCTGGCATCGACAATTCGCTCACAGCGGCATTTCCCGCTGCTTGTTCGTGTCCCTGCGTTGCAACGCCCGCGCCATTTCTGCGGCGACGCGCTGCTGGAATACAGCCGTTTCCTTCGGCGTGATGGCTTCCTCGCCGCGCAAGATGCGCAGCGCCCTGGCGATGTGCTCACCGTTACGAGGATTCATGCTGCCCTCGCCCATGTCGTTTTCAGCGACCTGTGGGAAGTCTTTGCGCGACCGACACCGACGCGACGGATGTAGCCATCGGCCTGCAATCGCTGGATCACGCCGCCGAAGCTGCGCCGGTCTTTCGGCTCACCAGCGCGCTCGATCACGAGCGCGAGCAAGGTCTCCGCGCAGCCCGTCCATGTGCGCCGATTGCGCAGGATGATCCGCGCAGCTTGGTAGGCGTGCTCCTTCCATTCTTCGCTCATGCGGCCCTCGGTGGTGTGGGTTGTGTGGGTGATGGCTGTGGGCACGGACGCTTGCGCGCCTGCCGCAGCAAGCGTTGTGATGGCGTTGGGAACGGGATCGGCGCGGTCATCGAGCGCCCCTGTTAGTCGCTGTTTCACCGTGTTGCTGGTTTTCGATGGCGCGCTGGATAGAGTTGGAAGCAAGCCTGATCCGGTCGGCGAGGTCTTCAGCATGCGCCTGAAGAATCTGGAACGTGAGTTCCGAGACGCGCACAGAGACGAGATGCAGGTCATCGCTCACCTACGCGCCCCCCTGAGCGCCGCCAATCCTACCGGCTTGGCGGGAGCTGATTCCCCAACCGCTACCGGAGGCCGACATGGATTGCACTCATGCTGCATTGCGGGCCTCGGCGTCCGGCAATGGGAACTTCTCTGGGTTCCGCGCCCGAAGCTCCCATTGCCTCGCGCTAGGGATTGGCTCGTCATCCGGCCACTGGCCAACTGCCCATCGTCCGATGGACGGCGAGAACAGACGAGCCAGCTCCGCATCGGTTTCGATTCCGAGGGCGGCTTTCACTTCGCGCTTTGTCATCCTCATGGGCTAAGTCTAGACCTCTAGACCCCGGTGCTGTCAAGTGCCCTAGCCGAAATTTCGTCTACTTTTCTGTACTACCCTCACCAAAACCCCCTGTGAAGGTATGACCTTCACGGGATGGTTTTCGCGCTTCATCTGTGCATTCCTGAATACGCAAACGACCGTTCGTCGGAAATAGGCGTCTAGAACGCTTGACTTGTCTAGATGTCTAGACTATACTTCCCCCATCCCCCACGCACCCGGCACCCGCCGGCAGGGGGAAGGGAAACGGGGATGGACAGCTACGACAATTGGCTCGCCGGC